CATAACGAGTTCCTCCTAAATATTATTATAACAAGGGTTGTGAGGAATGTCTCATTTTAAATTGTGCTAATTAGATGCTAACACTAGTTGTGGAAAAATATGATAGAGAAATGGACAGAAGAACGAGGCAGAATCTGGAGCGTTTTGCAGAGTTTATGGCAAGAATGATTGAAAAATATGGCCATAAGGTTTTAGCAGAAATGGAAAGAGAAGAAGCGGAAAAACAGCAGAATGGACAGTAAGAGAATGCGTCGATTATTTTTTGTAATCGGCGCATTTTACCCGCTGACGCAATGGAAAAAGTGCGTTATATTGTAGATCCAAGGATGGATGACGAACATTCCTTGGGCAACCGAAAAGGCGGTGATAGATTGAAAAAGAAGAAATGCTATATTTACACAAGAGTTTCTACTATGGCACAGACCGAAGGATATAGTCTGGATGCACAGCAAGAGAAATTAAGGAAATATGCAGAATATAAGAACCTTGAAATAGCCGGAGAGTATTGCGATGCCGGTAAATCAGGCAAAAGCATCAAAGGACGCCCGGCATTCCAACAGATGATGGAAGATGTGGCAAGTCAAAAAGATGATGTGTCCTATGTGTTGGTATTTAAACTTTCACGTTTTGGAAGAAATGCTGCAGATGTACTGAAATCTTTGCAACTACTTATGGATTATGAAGTGGATTTGGTGTCTGTGGATGATGCCATAGACAGTTCAACACAGGGCGGAAGACTTACTTTGGCTATTCTCTCAGCGGTGGCGGAAATTGAGCGTGAGAACATCACGGTACAGTTCCTGTCCGGAAAGATGCAAAAGCTGAAAGAAGGAGGATGGCCGGGAGGTCCCATTCCTTATGGTTATCGCAAAGAGAATGATAAGTTGGTGCAGTGTCCACAAGAAGCAGAAATTGTAAAATTGATTTTCGACTTATATTTACAGGATGGTATGTTGGCAACAAGCATTGTTCGGTATTTGAATGATAACGGCTTTACCAGAGTGATTAAAGGTAAGGTCAGTCCATTCAAATATGATTTTGTAACAACTGTTTTGGACAATCCGGTTTATTGTGGAAAGATATTTTATGGCAGACGCACCAATAGTAAGGAATCACAGAAACAAAAACGAGAGGTTTTGGAGATACAGGGGAATCACGAACCAATTATATCGGTGGAGCAATGGGAACTGGTTCAACAGAAACGAAAAGAACATTCTGGCAGATGTCAGAAAATAGATGAGCCGGACAGAGTGAGCATATTATCCGGACTTGTGAAATGTCCCGTCTGCGGTGTGGGGATGATTGCAACGAAGAATAAGCACGTCAATAAAAACCGTGGTGGCCATTATAAAACACTTCATTATTATAGTTGCGGAAATGCACGAAAACAGAATGGTATGACTTGCAAATTTCGTCACACCTATAATCAGGCGAAAGTGGATAGTGCAGTTTTGGAGATGATAGGGAAACTGTTTACAGTTCCATCTTTCCAAAGGGAAACATCCAAATGGTTTCAGGGCAAAGATTCCATAGAAGAACTTACGGAACAGTTAAAAATGATTCGTAAACAGTTGTACCATCAGGAGCAGCAGAAGCGTAAGTTGGGCGAGATTTTGGATAATCTTGATGTTCTGGCAGATGATTACGATGAAACTTACGATAAGACACAAGAAGAAATTGATGGTGTATATGATGAAATAGAGAGACTGGAGATTTTTCTTTCACAGACAAAGAAGAAATTGGAATCAGTGGAGCAAGGGACAAAAGCATTAAAACAGGTGGAAAATCTGATTCAGAATATACCGAAGTTTTTTGAGGAAATGACCTGTGAAGAAAAGCGAGAGTTTTATCGTCTGTTTATTGAAAAAATTGAGATGTATCCGGAAGAAACCCCGGACGGAAGGATTGTGAAAAGTATTTCTTTCAAAATTCCGGTGTTCTATGAAGAGTGGGAACCAAAAACAGAACTGATTGCGGATGAAGTTATAACCTATACACTTGATACATCAGAAGTTGGTATAACATCGGCAGAAGCAAAAGCAACGTATGTGGAATTGAAGAAATACATTTTGGACAGATATGGCACAAAGGTATCTTCCTTATATATAGCCCAGATAAAAAGAAAGTACGGGATTGATATGGGAGAGAATTACAATAAGCCGGATGATCCGAACAAAAGAGTTCCAAAATGTCCGAAAGAGAAAGAAGAAATGATTATTGAGGCATTGAAACATTTTAAGATGTTAGAGCCTGATGTGAAGATGATAGCGTAGGAGGTGCGGTTCGTGAAGAAAAAAACAAAATGTTATATATACATCCGTGTGTCTACGGCGATGCAGGTGGATGGGTATAGTCTTGAAGCCCAGAAAGACAGGCTGACAAAGTTTGCAGAGTTTCAGGATATGGAAGTGGTAAGGGAATACTGTGATGCCGGAAAATCCGGAAAGAGCATTACAGGTCGTCCGGAGTTTACACAGATGTTACAAGATGTGGCAGATGATAAAGATGGTGTGGAATACATTTTAGTATTCAAGTTATCCAGATTTGGACGTAATGCTGCAGATGTTCTCAATTCCTTGCAGTACATACAGGATTTTGGTGTGAACCTTATCTGTGTGGAAGACGGAATTGATTCATCAAAAGATTCAGGAAAACTTACCATTACGGTTCTGTCTGCGGTTGCAGAGATTGAACGTGAAAACATTCTGGTGCAGACAATGGAAGGACGAAAGCAGAAAGCCAGAGAGGGTAAGTGGAATGGTGGTCTTGCTCCATTTGGGTATGACCTTGATTCTAAAAACGGAACCTTAATTGTAAATCCGGAAGAAGCAGAGATTGTGAAGATTATTTTTCAGAAATTTGTCAATGGCGGAATGGGAACACAATCTATCAGTAATTATTTGAATCAGCATGGATATGAGAAGAAAAAGAACAGAAAACATGAGTTGAATTATTTCAGCCGAGGTCTGATAAAGAACATCTTGGATAATCCTGTTTATATAGGAAAGATTGCTTACGGGAAAAGTAAGACAGAGAAAGTCAAGGGAACCAGAGACGAATACCACAGAGTATCATGTGATGATTTTCTTATGGCAGATGGTATTCACGAGTCCATCATTGATTTGGATTTGTGGGAGAGGGCGCAGGAAATCAGAAAAGAAACCGGTGTGAAATGGAATAAAACACACAGCTTGGAGCATGAGCATATTTTATCCGGGTTATTGAAATGTCCGATATGCGGAACTGGAATGTCTGGTACTGTACGAAGACGAACCAATAAGGAAACCGGAGAATATCAGGATGATTTCTATTACAGATGTAAGCACCGAAAGAAAATCAACGAAACTGATTTCTGCAATTACAAGCCATCATTGAACCAAAACGAGTTAAATCGTGAAGTGGAACAAATGGTTACTGCGATTGTGAATAATACGGAGTGCGGCGAATTTATCATAAAGCAGTTGGACACCAGAGTAGATGTTTCCGTTTTGGAAAAAGAAAGAGAGCAGTTACGCAGTCAGCTCCGCCAGTTGTCTGGTGCTAAAAACAAACTGATAAACATGCTTGATAAACTGGATGTTACAGATAAGCATTATGACAGAAAGTACCAAGATATGCAGGACCGTCTGGATAACCTATATGACAAGATTGGAGATATAGATGAATTACTGAAAGAAATCAATGAAAAAATAAACCGTGCATATGGAAAACAAATTACATCAAAACAGGTCTATCAAATTTTACAATTCTTTGATAAAATGTATTATGAACTCACGGACTTGGAGAAGAAAGAGTTTTTCCAAGATTTTATAGAGAGTATCGAATTATATCCAGAGCGACTGGATGATGGACGCATCGTGAAACAGATTAATTTTATGTTTCCAGTGTTTTATAAAGGCGTTGAGAGTATGGAAATTCGGTTGCCCAACGAAAAGACAGTCGAGACGGTGTGCTTACTTTCCCGTAAAATCAAGGAAAATTGAGAATTGAATAGATAAAACAGACGGTTTTGTCAACCTCTTGCCTACCATTTTTAAAGAAGTAGGCAGGAGGCTTTTTATTTATGATGATATTGCCTGAGTGAAAAGCCGAGAGCGAGGCTCTAAATATAAAACATGACAATCATCTGAGAAGTAATTGTTATGTTTTACTTTACATTTTATCAATTAAAGCGAAGATGACGGTCTGCTGCTCATCGCTTAGTCTGGCCCAACATTCAAGAAGTTTTTGTTGAGATTCAGTTAAAGAAACTGGAGTGTTATTTTCTGCAAATAGTTGAGACATTGTGATACCAAAGGCAGTACAAATTTTTTCAAGAGAAGGGATTGTTGGTATCATGTTTTTACGGTACCAAGAAGAGATAGTTGATTGAGGCAGTCCGGAATGTTCAGCTAACTGATATTCTGTCCAACCTCTTTCCTCACGGTATGCAGTTATGGTTGCAAGAATATCTTTCATAATCATGCCTCCTAATACTTTTATTCTTCGTAAATTATACTTTGATAAACCGTTGCAATTTAATTATTTTTATCGTATAATTTTAACGATAAATATAATTAAAGGAATATGAAAAATAGTTTCGTAGAGTGAAATATTGGATTTATTCTTTGGGAACCACTGATGAGGATGCGTTGTTTTTTGCATTGATTTTTGATTGGAAGTATTTATCAATGTTACCAATGTGATATATTAAAGTAGAGGGGGCTTGAAAAGTTCTTTAATAAGGAATTAAGCTAGATAGAAGAAACGGAGATTGTAAAGATGGGAATTTTAACTTCTGTAGCAAAACAGATTGTAAAGAGTGCAGTGAAAACGGCAACCACTCCTTTAATTTCAGATGTATTAGATGTTTCCGTAAAGGCTCTTGATAAAGCAAGTGTAGCTTTAGAAAAAAGTATAGTGAAGAAGGCTGAAAAGAAAAAAGAGCAACTTTTAACAGGAAACCCTGATGCAAATAGACTTCTTGTGAGTGTTGAGGGTAAAAAGAAAAGACAATATATTGTTTGCGATAGAAATGGATCCGAAAGATATTATGTTAAACAAAAAACGAAAAATTTATTGCTATTTTTTGATAACGTAGGAAATGAGATAGGTTCCGTAAAAGAAAAAATGTTTGCTATTAGAAATCCTGTTTTTCACGAGTCAAATCCGATGGATTTTATGATCGAGATAAATGAAAAAAAGACTGGGATGCTCAAATCAATTAAATCCATATCAAAGCAGAGATTTGAATTAGATTCAACCAAATGGATAGTGGAAAGTGATTATTCGGGAAAGAATTATAAAATTCACGCTGGAGAAAAGATAATCGCGGAGTCATCTTC